GACTTACATAGTGCTACAAGAATTACGCATTGCATTGACATGTCAATCAATGACATTAAAAAACTGCAACAAGTAGGTTTTTATCGTGATGTAGATATATCTATGGGTAACATCATGGCAGATGACTATGATGAGATTCAAGAAGAGATAGACGAACTTCAAGGTGTCAGTCCTAATTACAACGATACTGATACTTGTAAAGTACACGAAATACACACCGAATTAGATATACTTGGCTACGAAGATTTAGACTCAGAGGGCGAGCCAACTGAGATTAAACTGCCATACATCGTTACCATTGCTAACGATAAAGTTTTATCTATTCGTAGGAACTACAAAGAAACAGATCAATTAAAGCAACGTATTAACTACTTTGTTCACTATAAATTCTTACCAGGCCTAGGATTCTACGGCTTTGGTTTGACTCACATGATAGGTGGCTTGTCTAAAGCATCGACTTCGATACTAAGACAGCTAATTGATTCAGGTACATTATCTAACTTACCTGCTGGATTTAAAGCTAGAGGCATTCGTATTCGTAACGATGATCAGCCATTACAACCTGGTGAGTTCAGAGACATGGATGCTCCTGGCGGAAGTTTGCGAGACGCTTTCGTACCGTTACCTTTTAAGGAGCCAAGTCAAACCTTACTCTCTCTCCTAGGTATCTTGGTTGACAGTGGAAGGCGTTTCGCCTCGATAGCCGATACACAAGTAGGAGACGGTAATCAGAATGCTCCTGTAGGTACAACCATTGCGTTATTAGAGCGTGGTACTAGAGTTATGAGTGCGATTCACAAAAGATTGCACGCATCTCAAAGAATTGAGTTTGAAATATTATCTAAAGTATTTAGCGAGTATCTACCACCAGACTATCCTTATCTTACTGCTAATGGCAACCAACTTATTAAGTCTCAAGACTTTGATGACAGGGTAGACGTATTACCAGTATCAGATCCTAATACTTTCTCTATGAGTCAAAGAGTTATGATGGCTCAAGAAATACTTAGAACCGTGCAAAGCAATCCTGAGATACACGGTCCAACAGGTATGCATGAGGCCTATCGAAGAATGTACGGTGCTATGGGTGTGCAAAACATAGAACAGCTTTTACCACCCCCACCACAACCACAACCTATGGATCCTGCTAATGAAAATGCATCTTTGATAGCAGGTATGCCTGCTCAAGCATTTATGGGACAAGATCACGATGCACACATTAACTCGCACATGTCTTTATACGGAACCATGACAGCACAGGCTAATCCTGTGGTGCTATCTTTGATTCAAGCACATATCTATCAGCACGTATCCTTTAGGGCTGCTGAGATAGTAGATCAACAAAATGCACAAAACCAAGAGTTCCAGCAAATGCTACAACAAATACAACAATTACCGCCTGAAGTTTCTCAAGGGTATCAACAACAGATACAAGAGAAGGTGGCTAAAGATGTTGCTGCTGTGGTATCACAACTTACTGAGCAAATCAACGCTATGTTTATGCCGCCACCGCCACCAGCTGATCCTTTGGTAGAATTAAGAGGTAAAGAACTAGATATTAAGGCTGATGATGTGCAACGTAAACGTGAAGAATTTGCACAAAGACAAGAGTTTGATGCTATGAAAGCTATGGAAAATAATAAACTTGCAGAACAAAGATTGGCAATTCAAAGAGAAATAGCTACAATGAAAGACGACATAGCAAAAGAGCGTATAGATCAAGCCGCACAATTTAAAGCTATGGATATAATGCGAGGATAATTATGAGTTCAGTCAGACAAAAAATGCAACAGGTTCACAAGGAACAACTTAAGAAAGAAGAGGAGATGAACAATGGCAATGGGACGATCGTCAATGAAGATGCAAATAACGAAACCGAAGTCAAAGAGGTTAAAAAAGAAACAGTCAAAAAAACTGCGACCAAAGTTAAAAAGAAAGTTGAGAAGGTAACTAAGTCAGCTCCTAAGAAAAGAGGCAGACCTAAGGGATCTAAAAATAAATAATAATATAGGTACAATTATGACAAAAGTAAAATCAAGTGTAACCATTAAAGATCAAGGAGAAGTTAAATACTCTACTCCTGAAAAAATACCTAACGGCTCTGCTCCACAACCACAAGGTTATGGCGGCGGTGAATCAAGAGGTGGCGGTGCCGCACTTAGAGGTAAAAAGTTTAAAGGCATTTCTTAATGGGATTTCTTAGCAGACTAGCACAGGCTCAAAAACAAGCTCAAGGAGAAGCTTCTGCTCCTGCACCTAGACCTACACTAATTCAAGGCGGCCCAGCTTTCTTTACTCCTGAAGGTTACACACCACCTATACAACCAGAACAAGCTTTCATGCCTACCGATGTTATGCGTGATCCGATAGCAGATATGTTTGCTGCTCAACCACCATCAACTAGAGGACCTAGTTTACCTAAGCCTCCTATACCCCCTAGAGACGATCAAATATTTATAGACGACATGCCTCCTATGAGAGAAGAACCGCCAATGGATTTTCCTCAGCCTATGCCAGAGCCTAAGGATGATTTAAAAGTTGGCACTTTAGGTGGAGCAGGATACGGTAGATTTCCACTTGGCACTGCTGGTCCAGAATTTATTTATGATGATGACGGAAATCCAATTATGGAGCCAAAACCAGGATTAGGTAATTTTAATTTTTTAGATCTTTATAAAAATCAAATGCCAAAACGAGATGATTTCATGTCTATAGGTGGACCAGGCGGTGGACAATTATTGCGTGGTGGAGAAACTCCACCAAGTTACAAAGAACCAATCAACAGAATTGGTAATTATAATTTAGAACAAAGAAAAATAGACCCTACAGGTGGAACTTACGGAGATAGAACACCACCTTCTGTAGGAGATGGTATGCTATCACCAGGCTTAATGCCTACAAAACCAGATATGTTACCTAATCTTGCAACAGGAGTTATGGAGCCTGTAGGTCAACCAATGCCTCAATTACCGCAAGGCCCACAACCAATACCACAAGTACCATCACCAATTATGCCACCCATGAGAGAAGTTCCACCAGAAGACTTTGGCTTTGGACCAGGCATAAGACGTTCAGAAGATTTTTTTAGAGGAGAAGATTTGATTATGCCACCAATGGCACCACCTAAACCTTTAGGAGAGGATGTTCCGCCTATGCCTATGGAAAATATAATTAGGGCTAATGATCCTGCAATAATGCCAATGCCATCAAAAATGCCGATGTTACCTGAGCCTATGCCCATGCCTAGTCCTATGCCCATAAGACCTAGAATGCCTATGCCTGGACCTATAGCAACGCCTATTTCAAGAGTACCAACAAATTTACAATTACCACAAATAGAAACACAAATGCCAATGATGTCTTTAGACAGAGGAATAGGATCGTTTAAGACACTTGTATAGTTAAAATTAGGAGAGAGCTAATTGGATGGTATTAAAATAGCAGAGTATTTTTTTAAAACTTTGCGAGAAAGAGAGAGAAACGCTGTTGACATTATTGCTGGTGGCAATATAAAATCAATGGAAGATTACAAATATGTTATGGGAGAGTTATCGGCGATTCGCTCCCTACAACAGGATTTAAAAGAAACGCTGCAAATGGATGACATCGATGGTTGAGAAAGTCGCAGAAAAAACACAATTTGAAAAACATAAAGAACAAATTGCAAAAGAGAAAGTAGAAGAGTCCTCAGAACTAGATAAAGCTTTCGTAAATTCACAAGAAAGGGTATTAGATCCTAAACTACTAGATAAATCACTACTTGACAGAATGCCTGATCCTGTTGGATGGCGGATACTTGTATTGCCATACAGAGGTAAAGGTCAAACTGACGGTGGTATTCAGCTAGTTAAGGAAACTGTAGATCGAGAAGCTCTTGCTACAGTAATATGCTACGTTTTAAAAGTAGGCCCTTTAGCTTATAAAGATAATAAATTTGGTCAGTCAGATGGAACTAATCATTCTTGGTGTAAAAAAGGAGATTGGATTTTAATTGGCAGATACGCAGGAACTCGTTTCAGACTAGAAGATGAAAATGAAGTTCGTATTATTAACGATGATGAAGTGATTGCGACAATCCTTGATCCAGATGACATTAAATCTTTATAGGAGTAAAGAATGAGCGAAGAAGCACAGAACATAGATGTTGAAATAACAGAAGAAAAAATAGAAAAAGCAGCCCTTCCTGAAAATAGAAGAGTTGAAGAAGAAGTACAAGATACTGCTGTAGAAGTAGAGGTTAATCAAGAGGTAGCACCTGTATCTGAAGATGAGATACAAGAAGACTTTGAGGCATCTCCTAAAGTAGAAGAAAAAGTAAAAGATCAATCAGATGTAGAAAAAAGAGCAGCGTTAGCACAGAACAGAATAAACAAAGCTGTAGCACAAGCTAAAGAGTTTCAAAGAAGAGAACTTATGGCTGTTCAATATGCTAATGAACTTAAAGAGCAAAACAGTCAGTTGAGACAATCTCAGAAAAACTTTCAATCTAGCTACGGTGACGAGTTTTCAACTAGAGTAGAATCTCAATTAGCCTTATCAAAACAAGCATTAAAACAAGCTACTGAGGCTGGAGATGCTGAAGGTATAGCAACTGCAACTGAAGCATTAAGCATGGCTACTGCTGATAAAGCTAGACATGAGCAATACAAACAGCAACAAAAACAATACGATGCTCAAGAACAAGCATATATAGAGCAAGCTCAACAACAACAGATTTATCAACAAAATCAACCTGTTGAAGAGCAGTACAATGAACCATCAGACAAAGCTAGAGAATGGGCAAATAAAAATACTTGGTTTGGAAAAGATCAAGTTGCAACCAGTGTTGCCTTTGCAGTTCACAAACAATTAGAGAATGAAGGCTTTGACACTGAGAGTGATGCATACTATAGTGAGATAGATAAACGAGTGCGACAAGAGTTGCCTCAAAGATTTAACGTGGAAGCGAACAATAAACCCGTCCAAACAGTCGCTTCAGCCACACGCAACACATCGACTGGACGCAAACAAAATCGTATCGAGTTGACACCGAGCGAACAAGCACTAGCTAAAAAACTTGGAGTGTCATTTAAAGATTACGCAATACAAAAAGCGAGGTTACAAAAATCATGAGCGAAATAGATAATAAAACTGAAGATAACAGAGCTACTAGAAACTCTGATACTAGAGAAACAAACACTAGGCCAAAAGCCTGGAAAATGCCTTCAGCGTTAGAATTACCAGAGGAGGCTATAGAATTAGCTAAATCTCAAGGTATTTCTTATCGTTGGATTAGAGAATCTATACTAGGCCAAGATGATAAAACGAATGTCTCAAAAAGATTTCGTGAAGGATTCGAGGTTGTTAAACCAGATGAATTACCTGGATACCATGATTTACCTACTGTCGATGACGGTCGTCACGCAGGAGTAATTGGAGTTGGTGGGTTGATACTGTGCAAAATAGATAAAGAAATCGCAGATCAAAGAAATGAATTTTTTGAACAACAAACCAATAATCAAATGACTGCTGTTGAGAATGACCTAATGCGTGAAGAGAATCCTGCGATGCCAATCTCAAGAGAGATTAAATCAAAGGTGACTTTTGGTGGAGGAAACAAAGCGTAGCTTTGTGAACTCTAAAATTAAAATTATTTTATAGGAAAACAAAAATGGCAAATCAAGATGCTGCATTTGGAATGAAGCCTGTAAGAATGATGGGTGGTTCACCGTATTCTGGTGGACAAAGTCGTTATAGAATAGCTGCAAACTACGGAACAAGTATCTTTCAAGGAGATATGGTTGCACAAGTAACTGGAGGCGGTGTAGAAGTACATGCTGACGGTGGCACAGTTCCTATTGTTGGAGTATTCAATGGATGTTCTTACACCGATCCTACAACAGGCGAACAAGTATTTAGTAATTATTATCCTGCAAGCACTAACGCTTCAGATATAATTGCTTTCATAATAGACGACCCTAACGTGGTCTTCGAGATACAAGCAGACGACACTTTCCCAGTGGCTGATCTGTTTGGAAACTTTGACATCGTTTACACAAG